CCTTACGTGTCAGGTCGTTGATTAACGCGTCTACACTCAATCCAGCAACACCAGCTTCACCAGCACTCACACGAGCTGTTGCGCGGGCTTCACGGGCTTTCTTTGTGGACTCCTGAAGGCGCTGGGCTGCTGCTACTTGCTCCTGTCCTTGCTGGATACGCATAGAGGACACTTCGTGGAGGTAACGCTGACGCTCAGCTTTGGATGCGTTGCGTTGTACTTTAGTTTGGGTTTTGGCTGCGAGTTGTTGTCCTCTTATCGATGCTGCTGTGGTTGCGACTGCAATAGCTATTGCTATATAACTCATGATATTATATTGTTTCCTTTTCTCCTGTAAGTAAGTTTATTTGCTCTTCGGTTAAGGCGGGGTCGTCAAAACTTTGCGCCATTGTTTCTTGTTCTATTTTGGCTAAGTCTGTTTCGTGTGTCTGCTGGACGGTAATCCAAGTAGTTTCTTCGTGAGTGTATAAAATTCTCTTTGTCCCTGCTTTAGTCATTCCGTGATAAGGCGCTTTAATACGCTTAACGCCTTCTTCAGTTAGAACAGAGACATCGCCTGACATAATGAAATAAGGATGGGTCTGTCTGTGAATCTTACTAACAATTAACTGTCCAGATGGCATCACAATTTTACGAACATACATCCCATCACCAAAGGCGTGTTCTAATGGGTTTATTTTTTCAATCTCATCTGAGTCAACAAGGGCGCCATCCAATGTCTTTAGGTTGTTTTCAAACTCGGTTACTTTTACTTTAAAATCTTTTACAGTAGGTTGTACGATGTTGCTTATCTCTGGTTGTTTCATTGTGATGGCAAATTCATAAAAAGACTTTCCACCAAAGTTTTTGGTGCTCAAGAATTTTGCTCCACAAAACTTGAGCCACTTGAGGGCTGTCTTGTTTTGGTCGTGAACATAGTTAAAGGTTACGCCGTAAGGCTTTGTTAATGCTTGAGTATATTTTCTGGAGGCTCTAAGGAAATCGTAGGCGTTGTCGTTTACACCGTCCGTCCCTAAACACCAAATATACGCTTGATTGACAAACTGTCCAACGCCAAACATAGCGAAGGGAACGTCATCAGCGTCAAGAGCAGTCAGGGTAACGTCGTCATTCTCTAGACTAGACATCAAGGCTTCCCTAGGAGTATGTCCCATACAGGCTACCTCTATCTGGTCAGCCTTACGCATATACGGATAGATGCGCTCTACGTGGTCGTAGGTAGCCTCAACAACTTTACACTTACCCTCGATGCTGACGAGCTTATCCATACCTATTGGAACGGGAGTGAACAAAGGACTCAAATTCGGCACTCTGGAAGTTCGAGGGCAGGGCGGAGTCATTCTCAATCGTGATAGTCGTGTCTTGGGCTTTAGTAAACACTGGGAAGCGATAGAAGCCACTGTCTAGACTCAAGGAGCCAATCGTAGTGGAACCTACAACATCTGGGGTGAACGTATTGACTGACGTATTGCGAGCCTTAGGGGTCACCTTAACTTGGAAGTAAGCTGTGTCATCGAAGTAGATAGAACCATTACGAACCATCAGTTTGGCTGCGTTGGACGGGCTCGTGCCATTACCAGCCTTAGCTTTGAACAACTGCTCACTAAAGGTGTACTTCATTGTGTAGGGAATACCTACGAAGACCTCTGTGTCCTCTGTGACCGCTTGATTGAGCGTTACGGTTGCTCCAGTATTGGTAGCTGTAAGTTTTAATCCGTCAGCCGTGTAGACCTCTACAGAGTTGTCCTCTGGGGTGTACGGAAGGGTGATTGTATCGGAACCATTAGTGACCGTAGCGGACACACGCATATCGAGGTGCGTAACGTAGCCATTAGCGTCCTTTAAACCAGACTCTAAAGGCATCTCTACGAGGTTGGTTTCATCGTTGTGGGTGATGATTGCGTAGAGGCTGGATTCAATGAACTCCATACCACGTACCTCACCAGTAAAGGTAAACTTAGACCAAGCACTCAAGACCTTCTGGTTATTGTTCCAGAAGTAATTGTAGATGTATAGGGAACCCTTTTCGTCGCCACTAAGAAGAACAATCGTGTCCTCTGAGGTGGTTCCTGCGATATCAATTATGTTTTTAGGAATATATGCGGGTACGTGCTCCGTAACCTCAATAGCATCGTAGGTATCTGTTGTTGCACTTAAAGTAAGCTCACGGAGCCCTGTGTAAGCACCTCGCGTGAATGGGAAATAGATGTAAGAGCCTAATGCGATTGGGCTTATTTTATTTTCAACACTAAAGTTAGTAGCAGGAGACACGGATACCGTCTTAGGGGTGAACAAGTCTCCTCCTTTTAATACAAACTGAACGTTATCTGAAAATAGTAATAAATTCTCTTGGAAGGGGGTAGCAGACGAGAGGTTTGTTACCTTGGTACTGCTTACCGTAATATCAATCGGGTCTGAATCGATTAGGGACGAAACTGTTGTCCTGTAAAAGTTAAAGAACTCTCCAGCCTCGGAGAACACAACACTTTCATCAGTAATAAACCCAAGTCTATTTTTAAAAAATATAATGTCGTTAATTGTTTTACCCACAAACGAAGGGTGAGGGTTAGTTTCATCATCGCCAGCACCCCGTTCTAGGTAGTCAATAGTCTTTATTTCTAGCTTATTTAAATCAACACTCTGAATAGTCATAGGCATAGATGATGAGTCTACGCCGTCAGGAACGTCAGGAGCAACCGTCTCCTCCCAAGCTCCGTTACCAAAATCCTCCCCACTATGCGTTTTAAACTGAACCCAATAATTATCTTGGTCTAACTCAACGTCGCCAGTTATTTCCACCTTAAAGTTATTTGGGGCGCGAAGAGGGAGGTTAGTTAGGGAGTCCGTTTTCTTATAAACTCCTTTAATACCTGCCCCTGCAAGACCATCTGAAGTTGTAAGGGTAAAATCACCATCATTCAAATTATGCTCAAGGATGATGGTATTACCCTCCCGCGTGGCGGTCATATAACCATCCCCATTGACGCCTGTTGATATTTCTGTGGTTGTTGGGATAAAAATTGAATTATCTAATAAAGGAGCCTCTGCAAAATAGCCTGACTCATAATCCCCACTGAATAATGACTGAGCGATGTTGTTTGTATCAGCATCAGACGCAACCGTGTCGCGCGTTCCTTCCGTCGAGAAGGTGTAAGTTGCTCCGCTTACAACGTCTCCTGCTACAGTCGCAGTTATACTAGCATTGTAGTCTGTAGCAAAATCATACCCAGTTCTACTAGCGTCGTGACTTGCAAAATTACCCTGATTTGTAACGGTAACGCTTCCCACTTTATAAGTTCCGTTCCCTGTTCCATCGTCTACGAAACTAGCTGTTACCACAGGCATAACTACAATGCTGTTATAAGATGCAGGAGTTGTGTTACCGAGACTTCCCCAGTTGAAAGTAAGGTCTAGGGTGCTATCGTCTCCGCTTCCGTATCCCTCGCCTGCGTTATCAATATCTACACTTTCAATTTTAAATCTATTCCACCCGTCGGAGTAGTAATAGCTAACAACATTTACCGTAAACGTAGCTGCGTTACTGGCAACAACACCCGCGATGTTCCCCCCAAGCTTAAGTATATATTTTTTCTCATAATCTCCTTGAGCGATATATGCAAAGCCTTTCTTTTCAAGGGCGGCTGTATTAGTAGGCGAGATTCCTACGGGGACGTCTCTGTTGACGATGAAGGTGTTATCAGCGACGGTGAGGGCTTTTAGTTGCTGTCTTGGGGTATTCGTAGCGAGGTAGTTTGGGGGAGTAAACGGATTAGTGCTTCCGTTAATCTCACATTTAGTTCCATCAAGGATATTCCACGCTTCTATTGTTGAGCCATTATGAATAACAACATACTTCTCAGCGACATCTCGATTGATAAAGTGAACAAAACTGTCCTCATCAACAGCAGTCGTAAGCAACCTAGCAATGTGCCTTGTATTAGGGCGTTTCTTCAATCCATCTGCAACAGAGCTAAGAGCGTTTACCTGCTCCTCACATTGACCAGCAAATCGACTTGCGTCTGGTTGCTGGGAGACACCTTGGATAAGGTTAGGAACAGAGGTGTTAATTAAGGGCATTAGGCAAGGTCGTAGTTACGGTTGATACCAATTCTGATTGCCGCGTCGTAGCTGTCAAATATAGAACGGTCAGAGGTGTTAGCCTCAGCGTCCATAAGGTCAGCCCGTGCGTTGTATTCGTCACGAGCGATAAGAGCCTCAAGCTCACGAGAACCTACAAGGCGCCCTTGGAAGACCCTAGAGGCTCTGAGGGTGATGTAGCGACGTGCTGCCTCTGGAAGGCTTGTCCAGTCCAGTAGGCGTGTCAGGTTGACCTCTAGGTCGCTAGTAAATACTGATGTGTTGCTTGAGCGGTCAAAGAGTGCAAGACCGCGTTGTGCGATGTCGGGGTTGCTTGTGGTGTCAACCTCTAGGACGTCCTCGTCCAGTGTGATAGTGCCATCCCCAGCAGGGCTCAGGGTGACTTTAAGTTCTGTGTTGAAATGCCACCCCTCAGCTTGAACAGCACGGCTAACTTCGTCGAGAACTGAGATTGCTGTAGCAGCACTAATAGGGAGCGCGTTGGTGTCGCTAATGCTATTCACAGGTGACTCACCGATGTGACCTAGCATTGAATTAACAGCTTCTAGCTTTGATGTCAGGGTTGGCATAATTGGATTTACAAAGGGTTAAAAAGAGACCCCAAGGGGATTGGCCCAAGGGGTCTCCAGTTAAGGGTTATCGTTTAAGCAGGAATGACCTTCACGGCACACTCAGGTCTAAGAACACCGTGCCCCATTGCGTATTTAGCAACGAACAGAGTGCCTTGACGCTGAATCTGGTACTCAGACTCGGTAGCCAAGTCGAGCAGCTTAACAGTACCGATAGCTTCTTTAGTACCTGCAAGGAAGCCCTTGGCTCCAGCATTACCGCTAAGAGCGGAGAAGTCACCGTTGTAACCCGTACCGCCAGCACCGAACACGTCATTGTTAGCCGAGCCGTCACCAGTAGCAACAGCAGAGTCGTCACCGAGTCCGATGATGCTGTCAAGGTGGTTGCTCTTGAACAGGTTGATTCCAGCAACACGAGCGATGCTACCGTCAGCAACATTACCAACACCACCGTTGTCGCGGTTGATGGCAACGTTGTCAGCAGTCAACAGAGTGTAGTACTGGCTTGGGGTCAGGATAGCGAAGCGACCGTCTTCTGGAGCGTCTTTCTCGTCAAGCGAGCGAGCAACAGCATACAGCGAGTCAACAAGACCGCTAGCAGTCGTGGTAGTAGCACCAGAAACTTCAGTACCACCGTTACCACCGATTTCGGAAGAACCTCCAGCAGCAGCGAACAGAGTCTTCATCGTAGCGATGTCGAAGCGTTTCGCGAGTGCCTTACCGAGTTCCTTAGCGTAGATGCTACGGACGTCGTAGTGGTTCTTCAGCTCGTCGATGTTAGCGATGAACGTAGAAGCAATCAGTACATCGTCGATGTTGATTGTACGCTCAGCGTGTTTAATGGTTGAGAGGTAGCCGTTAGCGTCGTCCACGATGTCTTCACCGACAGTGTGGTAGGCAGCGCTAGCTACGCCTGTAACAGGGAACTGGGCAGTCTTACCGCTGCTGATGGTGCGAACCATGTGCAAATCCTTCATCACGTTCTGTTCTTCGAACGTAGTAAGGATTTCACCAGAGAACACCTTCAGGAAGAGGCTATCGACATCACCAGTTGCATTAACTTGTCCCAAACGGGATGCAGTTGTATCAGCCATGATATATTATCTTTCTGTATTTAGTTATTATTTAGGTTTGTTTAGGTGTTCCGATTCACTCGTTTTACTCGCAGGTTATCCACCTCGGTGGGCCAGTAGTTACTCCTTGTTTATTGGAACGAAAGTTATTTCTTCTTTTTTGGAAAGCCCTTCTTCATATTAGAATAGGCTTTATCGCTCACTGTAGATTTCTTTTTACTACGTGAGATGCCGAGTTTACGGCGACGATTCATGTTTCTGTATAGGGACATATTTAGTAATTAATGTTAAGCCCTGTGCGTCCTCTAATGCGGAGAGGTGATGCGGTAGTTGGTTTTACTGGGCTAGTTGGTTTTACTGGGCTAGTTGGTTTTGCTGGGCGGCTAGACGGCGACTTATTTGTATTATTCTTTATTATCGCACCTCCAATGGTATTCTCAAAATTCTTTTTAACAAGACTTTGAACTTTTTTACTTTCGACCGCTTTTGCACCAAGAGGGCCGAACAGGTGTTTGTTAGACATACACATAATTTTTATTGCTTTCTCGTTAACATTTCCATTTACGAAGAGCGAGAGCTTTACGGGTCGGTCTACCTTTGGAATCCTTCATAGGCCCTTTAACGCCACTCATACGGGCACAGAAGGAACGCTTCCTTGCACCGCCTTTGGGCTGTGGGGCTTTTAGGTTAGAACCAGTCTTACGATTGTAGTAGTCTCTGCCTTTCTTGGAGAGACCTCCACTCTTAGACTTATGTTCTTTCCGTAGGCTTACGCCTTTTCTCTTTGGCATTTATGTAATTATTTATGATTGGGGTTGCCCTACTTCTGTAGGTATTAAGGTTAAATTGTTTCTTGTCGTTGATGGGGTTCTCTACGCGCTTCCACGCACCACCTCCTCCGTTCCAGATGAACAGCAGGTGGTCAGTTGTTACTGGTTTATTAAGTCGCTCAATGTGTGCTTTATAGTGCGATAACACTGTGTAAGCGATGTGGCGACTGATTTCAGGGTCGAACGCATCTTGGTGAGTTTTGGTGTCACCCGTGATACGATTGTAGTCTTCCACCATGATTTGATGGATTTGGAACAGTCCATAAGCCATTCCTCCGTCACCAACGATACGAGGGTTACTACCCCGCGGAACTTCCCAAGAAGGGATAAGAGAAACAAATTCATGTAATGTAATAGTGGGGTTAGCGTTTGACCATTGAGGAACCAAAGTAGAAGCTAAGAAGAGCGAGCATACCTTGACGAACCTCTGGAAGAAGAACGAAGCCTTCGACGTTAATGTAACCATTCTGGGAACCGAAGATTAGGGATAAGATGCCCCCTGAGGCTTCCTTTTCGATAGCCAGTGGGACATTGATAAGAGACGTAATAAAGGGAGCGACTATTACTGCGAACAGGATGCTTACAGCAATAAGACGTCGAACCCACACACCACCGCGATTAGCGGCGGCCTCAGCGGAGGCATCTGCGGCCTCTTGCTTTCTCAGCATAGCGTCAAGGGCTCTCCCTTGGGCTTCTGCTTGGGAAGCGACGAGGCGCATCACGAAACCTGTGATGCCACCTCCGAGCATAGATAAAAGTTCAATAGACATGATTTTAGAAGATTGTTGAGACCGCTAGACGCTTCTCGATTTGTTCACGATAGGCAGGGTCAGTTTCATAGCGCTTGTCGCGCATAGCTTCTGTGAGCTGTGCTGCGGAACCGAAAGGCTTAGCACCAGCTTCTCCAGTGGTGGAACCTTGAACTAGCGACGGGCCTTTACCACCAGCAGCTA